AGGGTTATATTAACTTCAGTATGCAGAATGGTTTCACTGGCTCTAGTTTTATATTCCCTGATACTAGAACCCGTGTGGATTTCAAGACCTATACCCAGTTCAGTAATAACCAGACTATCCTTGAGGGTTTCGAGTTCGGGTTCAAGAAAGCCGATAGCCTGAACATAGGTGCATGGCTGGATGAATATCTAGGGGACGCGGCCCTTGTTAATACTCTAAGGTTCCGCCTAGCTACCAGGGATTCCAAGATGATTCTAGGCTTTACCCCTATTGATGGATACACGCCCTTCGTGGCTGAATACTTGAAGGGGGCGGAGACGCTTGAGACTAGGAACGCTGAACTCCTGGATAAAGCGGTCCCAGTAAAGCAATACAGCCCTGAGCGTGATGCTGGTATTGTTTATCTGCACTCGGACGAAAACCCCTTTGGTGGTTATGATCGTATAGCCAAGGATCTAAAGAACTCCAGTGAGGACACAATAATGGTCCGCGCCTACGGTTTACCCACGAAGTCAATGACTTCACTGATCCCTAACTTTAGCCCTGAGGTGAATGTTCTTACGAATGAACCCAATAAATATGGAATGACCTTCCCTCCCGTTGATTCATTGACCTGGTATCAGGTGGTGGACCCAGCCTTTGCCAGGAACTACGTCAGTATCTGGGCAGGTGTTTCGGAGGCAGAGAATATATATATAAGAAAAGAATGGCCCGACAGGGATACTTACGGAGAGTGGGCGCTATTCGGGGACCCGAAGTGGAGATACGGCCCAGCGTCAAAGAAGGTTGGCTACGATGTTGAGAAATACGTAGAACTATTTCACGAGATAGAGGACGACATGGGTATAAAGGTGATGGAGAGGATAGGGGACTCCAGATTCTTTGCTAAGGAGAATGAAAACAATGTGGACTTATTCACAAGTTTCTATGACCACGGCATGAGCTTTATTCCCTCAGATGGCCAGACGGAGGCCGTAGGTGCCACAGCGTTGGACGAATGGTTCTTTTATAACCCTGACTACGAAATTGACGAAGCGAACCAACCCAGGTGTTATGTGCATAAGGATTGCGGAAATTTAATAGAATCAATTATTAGCTATAACTCATCAGGTAAATCAGACGAAGCGCTCAAGGACTTTTTTGACGCATTAAGATATTTAAGAATGTCTAACGCTGGAATGGGTCCTGACTACTTCTCGGACTACAGTATGGAAACAACCATGAAAAATAAAGGAGGGTACTAATGCCTAAGGTAAAATTAACTGAACTATCAAATGAATACGAAGTAACCTTTGAGGAGGCTATAGGCATTGTCCTAGAAAAGATCCCTGAGGAATACATTAGCGGGAAGGGAAAGAACACCTGGATCTCCGAAGAGGGCCAGGAGATAATAAAGGAAGGGTTATTTATAGATGAGATAATACCCAAGAACTATATAGGGAAAGTAATTGCGGAATGCCCGAATCCCAGGTATAATTTTGTATACAACAAGGACATTGGAAAAAGGGTTCCAGTAATGATCCCCCGAAGGTTGCAAGGCCAGTTCATTGGTAAGATGATTAACTTTGAGGCCATTGAGGATCTCAAGGGTATAAGCTATCGGTATGTCAAAAAAAAGTAAAGCTGAGAATACTTTGGACCAAAAATGGTGCAGGGAGAACTCCGATAGACTGGCGTCATTTGAGATACTTAAACGCTACGTCAAGCACGAGACCAAGGTTCCTATGTCCCATGAAGACATGTATGATAAAATAGGCGTCTCTAAAACGCAATGGTGGAGACTATTACAATCCCTAAAAGAACGACTTAATGATAAGTAACAATATTTCTGAGGCTTTAACCTACCTGTCGGACGAACCCGATGTGAAGGCACTAAATTTAGCATACGACCAAACGGTCACTGAGCTTGAATCATATTTTGATTTATGCAGAACGTCATACGACGAACGAAGAAACTTCTGGCCAGGTAAGTCCAGGGATCACCGAAAGCACGGTGCTGATGCATTCCCGTGGGAGGGAGCATCTGACATTGAGTGCCACATCATAGATGAGCGCATAACTCGACTAGTTGCATTATTCATGTCCTCACTGCGTCGGGCCAACGTCCGAGCCTTTCCCGTAGAGAGCGGAGACATAGGACGAAGTAAACTAGTATCAGGGTTCTTGAAGTGGATGGTTAGTTCAGGATACATCCCACGTTTCTATAGGGAGATGGAGCTAGGAGCTAACTACCTTTTGGAGCGCGGTATATTAATTACATATATCGGATGGCACAGGGAGGATAGAACCTTCAAGCAGTTAATTGATCTAAACCAGATTGCAGAAATAAGCCCTGAGGCCGCAATGGCCATACAGTCAGGGGATTCGGATGAGGAGTTAATACTCCTACTCCAAAACACATTTGATGGAGTAACAGAGAAAAGAGCCAAGAAGGCACTAAAACAGTTAAGAAAAGAAGGGGCTACTGAACTACCGATTGTAAAACGGCAAGTAAATTCTCCCGAAGTTAAAACACTGGCACCCGACGGCGACTTCTTTTTTCCTCCATATGTTACTGACCCACAGCGGGCGCCTTATTGTTTCTGGAAGACTTACTACACAGCTCAGGAACTTCAAACAAAAGTGTCAACCGATGGATGGGACGAGGACTTCGTTGATTACATTATATCCAAATACAGGGGAGTAAATGTTAGCAGCATTGAGCGCGAACAGGAGGGCAGACGTAGCATAAGCCTTACGGATAATGCATATGAAGCCGACGAGCTTATTGAAATAGTCTATGGATACCAGAGACTGATTGATGAGGAGGATGGGTCCGAAGGCATTTATTGCACGGTATTCCACAAGGACTTCAGCGGAAACGAAATTATTCCTGGTTATGCCAAGTTTGAATTACTTAACGGATACGAGGATTACCCAGTTGTGGTAACTCGATTAGCCGAGGATACTAAGCGCCTATATGATACTCAGACAATACCCGACATTCTTCGTGGTATCCAGAACCAGGTAAAGGTTGAGAAGGATTCAAGGATTGATCGAAACAGTTTAGCAACCCTACCTCCAATCCTTCACCCAGTGGGGCAGGCCCCTACGGACTGGGGTCCAGGTCGCATGATTCCATATCGCCGTAAGGGTGATCTGGATTTTGCTCCGATTCCTGCATATAATCAAGGTTCCCTGGAAATGGAAACTACTCTAACGGATCTTGCGGATCGACTTGTAGGTTTAGATGAAGGATCCCAGATGAGTACAATCCGTCAGCAGTTCCTTGTTGATAAGTTCCTTAGCCATACGGCCGAGGTCCTACGAATGTCATTCAAGTGCTTTCAACGATTTGGCCCAGATGAAGTATTCTTCCGAGTAACTGGTATACCTGATTCACAGGTTTTCAACAAGGGTAACCCTGACGAGAACTTTGATATATTGATTAACTTTGATGTTCTTAATACGGACCCAGAGAATGTTCAAAACAAGCTCAAGCAGTTCGCCGAACTAGCGCAGTTCAATACCAATAACAGAATGAGCATGGATAGTTTCTTGGATATTGCGGCCAGTGCGGTTGACCCAGTAATGGCGGATGCTATTCTGCAACCAGTTGAAAGCGCCCAAGAAGAAGTCGTCAAGCAAGTCACCGATGACTTGGCTAAAATCTTTGCTGGTATAGAAATGCCAGCTAGGCCATCAGGAGCGCAGATTGCCATGCAGGTTATACAGGAATACACACAGCAGCCAGATGTTGCACAACGTGCAGCTACCGACGAAGCCTTCGCTGGTCGATTGCAAAAATACGTTGGTCAATACACGTTCCAGATGCAACAAGCTCAGAATGCTCAAATTGGTAGACTGGGAACAGCCCCAGCACAAATGGGCGAAGTTAATACCCAACAAATGTAATGCCCGATATGCCCCCAATTAAAATTCGTTCCTCTAGTGGTGGATACGGACAACCCGAAACTGGATCATTGAACCAGAGCGCGATGCAGTTTGCTAAAGCTCGTGAGCAGCAATTAAGTCAAAGGGAGATGCGTGATTTTAATATGCGACACGCTGGGTCCGCAGTAGAAAAATACTTCGGATCCAACGCTCCGTTAATTTCAGCCATGCTCGGCAATATTGATGTAGAGACTGGAGGGACATTTGACTTCCAGCAAAAACAAGATGGAGGGAAGGGATATGGATTATTTCAATTTGACTTCCATAAACCATTTTATAAAAAGTTTATTAATGAAAATAATTTGACCGACGGTGTTGACTCCCAGGTAAGATATGCCTATGAAAACATATACGGCGGCCTCCAAGATGTTTTAGGATCAGGCAATGCCGAGAAGCTCAGAAAATCATTTGAAACATCAAAGGACCCCGTAAAACTTTCTGACGACA